CGCCATGCATTCCTTTTTCCATGTCGTCGTCATCATCGTCACTACCCATGTCGGCAGCTTGGATTGTGTTTTGCTGGTCTTCTATTTTAGAAGAAATCGCAGCAGCGGATTCTGAATCATCAGAATTTTGAGGAGTTCCACCAGTTGGTTTTGCCTTTCTTTCGTCTCCACTAATGTCAGCTCCAGCATAACTGTCACCTTCACCAGCTTTCAACATAGCAACAACTTCAGTGGCAACTGATTTAACGAGTTCTGATTGGGCTTTTGCCATTTCTTTCTCGTTCTCTTCAGCCTCTGCTTCTTCCTCTTCCTTAGCCAATCTTATGTCCATTTTTTGTAGGACTTCGGCTACAGCAGCAAGAGCAAGGTTAGTACCCTCCATTTGCTTCTCAAGTCTGTCTGAGATATCTGCCATAGTATTTACCTCCTATGTCTTTTGTTTGTATTTCATTGACATAAAAGGTTGGTCTAAGCCACCTCCGACCTTTTTAGAATGAAAATATAACGTTATATTTAACGTTAGTATATTATACTACGGAAAACAGAAAATCCTACTAAAAGTAGTTAGTATTATAATATAAAACTAATTATTCCGTTTCTGGAAGACCTTTTGTGTCTAATTGAATCATTTCATTACGAAAATCATATAGAGGAACTTGTAAAAGTTTTTTGAGTTTATCACATTGATTCCCTTCTGGGAGTGATGCTTCTACTAAATCTAAAATTTTGCCAACCATTTTAGAATGTCTGGCTATTATATACTCTTGTGTGGGGGTTATTTTACTTACATCTACCATTTTGCTCTCCTAGTTATCTTGAAACTTGCTTTTTAAATTTATACCTAACTTACTTAGGGCTGTCCGTTCTTTTGCTGATAAGGACTTTGTATAAGATTCCCACGCCTTATCTAGCCATGGGTTACCTGCTCTAGGGGAGTCTGTTGTATACCAACCCCTTGGTGCCTTGTCCCACTGTACAACTCGTTTATTCCCAAAATTCCTACCATTAGGGTAACTAACAGGTCTTGATGTCTGCCCTTTATATTTACCCTCTTTGATTGTAGACGAATAATTCCTGTCGTGGTCTTTAGGTCTTTGAATGTACTCTGGAAGGTTACCATCATCCCCATCATGCACTTGTTTAGCATATGGGGCTGAATATCTAATATAAAACCCCTTACTATCGAATGAGATTGAACCTGATTTCTTCAACCCACCTGTGCCCCCCTCTGGAACTAACTCCTGTGCTTTATCAAACACACCATTACCTACAAGTTTAATTAACTCTTTTCGTAGTTCTATGGCTAGGGCTTTTCGATTTTTAGGCATAATATATTATTATACTAATTACTGCTCTAAATCTGTCCATTTCTCAGGGATATTATCTATAAATTTTCGTTTACTTGAATCATAACGGTTCAAATAAATAACATCTCTACCTACATAGCCATACTTTGGGTGCCAATAAGTAACTATTTGTTTAGGTTTAGTGGCTGCTTGTAGTCGTTGGAGAGCAAACTCATCAGGACCTTTCATGGTTCCACATATGTGTAACTCACCTGTACCTATGTCTAGTTCATCAATCCTATGGAAGTGTCCAATCATCACGCTATCAAACTCCTGCTCTAAATCTTCATCAAGAGCCCCTTCTATCTCACGCTGTAGGTTCTTTCTGAATTGGAAAACACTTCGTAGTTTAGTTATTGAATTTAGGATTGCACCACTACTTCCAGCTCCTGATATACAATCTCCGTGTGTAATAAGAACTACCTTATCATGCACTTTGAATGTAGTCATAAAGCTTCTAGGAATATGAAAGTCTATGTTCTCTTGGTTCTTACAGAAAGATGCAACCCATTGATATAGCATATAATCCCAATCCATGTACTTATCTTTCATAGGAGGCTTCCTAGTCATCCTACCATGATTACCAACCACACATGGAACTTTAATTTTTGTAAAGTGTGGGGCTAAATACATTAGAGCTTGCCCAATAATACTAGCTCCTCTAATCATTTGCTCCATACAGTTAGCCATATTAGACCTAGCTAACTCTTCGTGTATGTCTCCACTAATCATATCACCTAACATAGGAATGATTAGTTCATCTACTGGTGCTATTTGTCTTCTATAGGAAGCGTGCTTTAGAATTTGGTTAGCCCACCCATACATACGTTTATTAAATACCTCAAAGTTGTATTCGTTCAGACCTCTCATCTGGTCTTTAAATACATGCTCCCCTATGTGAGTATCAGATAGTGGAGTAACCATAACTTGTGCTTGCTGCCCAAATGGAGTCTTATCTGTCTTTTCAATATGTTTTAGAGGTACTGATGGGAAAGCTTTGGTGTGTTGTTGGATAGTCTCTATAATAAGGTCTTGCTTAGTATCATCTTTCAAAGCTGCCAAATATAGTTTCTTATAAAAAGATGCCTCACTCTTTTGGGTAGCAACCTTTTTATCAAGTTTTATTCTTTCTGCTAAACTATCTTCGGGATGTAAGACCTGCTCTTCGTAAACCCCCTCTACTTCGCTGTCGTGCCAGCGTTGAATCGTGGTGCGATGAGTTTCGGTTCCATACTCCTCGTTCATCCAGTTTACTATTGCTGTCCACGTAGCTCCTAAAGCTCTTCTTTTTATTATCTCTGATTTTGCCTGCTCTGGAATCATAGTTCCTCCTTACCTTTACTACCAATATCTTACCGCAAGTAAGACATTGTAAATCTTTATCTTCATTTATGTACATATGTCCTTGACACTTAGTACACATTCTATCATATAATTTCATTTAAACAAAGGGGCTATCTTTATCGTCTTCTTCTTCAGCGTCTATTTTACCCGCATCTAAGTCTCTATAACCTCCAGTAACAGTTGGTCCTGTCTCTGCTCCAGACCCATATGATAATTGAACGCTTAGACCTGCGGGAGTTACCTGACCCACATCCCCCTTCTCATCAGCTTTATTACTTTGTATATTCTCAGAATCATCTAAACTTCTAATTTTATCTTCCATATCTTTTTGAGCCACATCTGCCTCTTTGTCTGGTTCGGCATCATACACCAGTGGATTCCTAAGCCCATCAGTTTGTTTGGTTTGGTCATTCATAGCTGTAGATGAAGACTGCTGTCGAAACTTTATATCATCTTTTTTAAGTTCTCCTTGAACCCATTTTATTAGTTCAACTGTAGAGGAATTAAGTTCTTTCTGCATTTTTCTTTCAGGGGATTGGTCTGTTATAAATAGCCCTAATCTTTCAACGCCACTTCGTTTTTTACCCCTACGATTTTTTGACCACCTTTTTTTACGTTCGGTCCTACCCCCATAACTAGGTGTGAACACTCCTGAATCTTGGGATGTAAATACTGTACCTGCACCCCCTCCAAACGAACCTGAAGTAGCAGCTCCTCCGCCACCACCATTTTCCTTGAGTAGTTTCTCTAATTCAGGATGAAATTTAAATGTTACCTTTTTTGCATCTTTTTTCACTGATTCACCATCCACTAATATTTCAATAGGATATATTTCATTTAATGTATTATACCAATAAGCCACCTCGTACCCACCGTCATCTAATAATTTTACAAACAAACCTCGGTCATAACTTGGACCATCTTCCATATCGGTGGCTCGCAAAACCTTAGTCTCACCTCGTGGTAGTAATAAGTCGTGTTTTATCTCATCAGATTTTTGTTTCTGTATTTCTTTTTTGGCAGCTTTTTTATAAGAATCATTCTGCCCTCTAGGGTTTGTAATCCAAGACTTATTCATTTTCTAAATCAATTTCAGTTGGTTCTGTTGCCTTTGGTCCTTCTTGTTTATTTCTACTAAATCTTGTAGGGTCTCCAAAAGTTGCTTTTTCAATAGTGGTAACACCTGTAGCCGAAAGGTTAGCTATATATTCCACATTGTTTTCTGAAAACCACATTTGACTTAAGTCAGGCGATACTTGTTTTATTACAGGGGCAGCAAAGCCTTTCTCATTCAAAGACTGCACCCAAGTTTTTGATAAGGTTAATTCGTTTTTATCAGCTCTAGCCTCTGCGTACTCATCAATATCTCTCTCTTCATCAGGGTGTTTGTCTGACCAGTCCGGGGTAACCCCGCCTGTCCGTCCTTTAAATTTCCTTTGTGATGGTGGAACATATGCCTTTTGCATAGCTTGAATACCCACCATGTCTGATGGGGCTTCGGCTTCTTCCCCACCCTCCTCGGCTTGTAATTGTTCCATAGCAGCCTGCTCTTCAGCCTGTTGTGCAGCTTGTTGTTCTGCCATAGCTTGTTGCTGTTCTTCCATTTCTATTTGCTTCTTTTGTTGTTCAAGTCCCATCAACTGTTGTTCACCTTGCATTTTGGCTGTTGGTACCGGCTCACCACTTACAACAAACTCTGCTTCATATAAATCAACATCTTGTTCTTTTAGTTTTACATCAAACCCTAATTGAGCAAATTGATTTACTATCTGTATTTTTTGTTGAGCAAAACTTAACCTAGTGTTTTCAGCCTTTTCTTCTGGCTGAGGTAAGTGTAAATCATAATCAGTTATACCAAAAGCTTCTAATAGTTGTGGAAAAACTTTTTCATGAAATAGTCTTTGGTCTCCTTCAACTACCCTACTCATAACTACTAGTTGTTGTGTTTGTGTAGACATACCTCCAAAAGCTTCTGGGGCACCCTGCCAAGCTGGGGTAACACCCCACATAGCAGCTACACGTTCTCGTATCTCATCTCGAACAGGTAGGTAATCCATTTCGTTTAGAGTGTGGAATAGCCTTACCATGTCTACTCTACCTCTTTGGTTTCTAGCAGATACTGCTACCATAGGTATATAGTTTGGGTCCATTCTTGTTTGAGCTGCTATATGCTCTCGCTCTTTACGTAGACTCTCTGGGTCATCCGTAGTTACCATTAACATACTCGCAGGCATTTTTCTCTCGTAGAAATATCTATATAAGTTTTTATCCATACCTACTAAGGTCAAAGCCTTTTCAAATATAGTAAGTATTGGTGACCATCCATATGTTTCAGATGGAGCAAACTTAGATAAGTGAATAATTTCAGAATCCGTGAAGTACATGTGCTGACTTCTATGGTAATATTTATACATTGCAGGTTGTAATTTTACGTCACAATCTTCTTTCTCGCAAGTTCCTGCTGCTTCTTGAAGAACTTCCCTATGAATAGGGCAAAGAAAATGGGAGTTTTTAGGTAACCCAGCTTGGTCTAAATCAAATTCAACAAGTGCTGGATTAAGTCTTCTAATTTCTAGAAGTTTAGACCTAACCTCTCCTCCACCCATATCTTTGTATTCTTTAGCCAAATACAAAAAAGCATCGTCTAAAGAGTTCATGTCAAAGTGAAATTGCCTAAAAACTTCTTCCATACTCTGGTCAAACACGTTACAGTCTCGCAACCATTTAGTTAGTCTCTTACGTTGGTCAGTGTCTGGGTTTTCTTTATTAGGTACAATTTCTATACCCCTTCTAAATACCTCCCCTGTAATGTGTGTTAAAGGACCTCTGATTTCTTCAACCGATAAGGTTATAGTTTGAAGGTCTTGTACTAACTGTTGTCTGTACGCCATTTGATGACGCACCCATGTATTCACCACATGGTCAAGACCAACTGTAGGAGCCGCCCCAGTATCTCCCTGAGATTTCATAACATCTAATAAACTAATTTGTTTATTCAAATCAGCCATTGTCTGCTGCATTTGGGGGACTTGTGGTAGATATTCAGATAATTTCATTATTAATCCCTGCTTAGTTTAGTCATATCCTGCATGGATACTAACTTTAATATATTGTCCATCGCTTTCTCTTTTAGTTCAAACTCTTC